GCCGATGGATGGTACTCACGATCAGGATGCGGCGGTTCGATACGCCGCTGATGCTATCCAGAAGGGACACAGACATGTGTTCTCTCTGGATCTCTCAGCTGCTACCGACCGGTTACCCGTGTCGGTGCAATCTGTATTGCTAAATCAACTGATCCCAGGAATTGGAAAATCCTGGGAGACATTGCTCGTGGGCCGGGATTACTCCTATGGAAAGCTCCGGCTGCGATATGCAGTCGGGCAACCTATGGGAGCTCTCAGCTCATGGGCTATGTTGGCGATGACTCATCATTTCCTCGTTCAATTCGCCGCCTGGAGGGTTGGATACACTGCGTGGTTTAGACATTACGCCATCTTAGGCGATGATATTGTCATCCTCGACAGTGTCGTCGCCCGATCTTACCTACTCGTCATGGACGAGCTTGGCGTAGGAATTAATTTAGGGAAATCTCTAATCTCCCACAAGGGGGTTTTTGAATTCGCTAAACGATTCCGGGTGCCTGGTCACGATTGTTCACCAATTTCACTGAAAGAGGTGTCGGTCGCGGCCGGAAGCCTAGCCTGCTTGACTATGCTTCTAGATAAGATTGGGAAACTGCGAGCTCTGAAGGTCTCAGATGCTCTCGCGTTCCAAGGGGCTGGGTATCGGGTCCTGGGAGCTCTCATGAAGCCCTACTCAGAGATGAGTAGAAGATCAATGATGCTCCTGGTGTTCCTTACTCAGCCAGGCGGACCGCTCAGCAAATGGGATTCGTGGACTCAGTGGTTGTCTTCCACTAGTTTCTATTCGGCCTTACCCTCGATTAATAATCGAGCGGTGATGCTCCGAATCCGGGATATGCTTTCCGGGCTTCTCAGTCATAATGAGATTACGAGAGTAGTCTCTTATCCTGAGCCCTCTGAACAAGGGGGTGTAGATGTACACCAAGTTCGAAAGGCGCTTCCTGGGTTCTGGGCACCACGAACGAAATCCTATGACCAGTTCGGACTCGATTGTATTCATTCGAATACTCCCGAGACCACTCTGGCTGTAGAATCGATCGTTTGGCGGATGAACGAACTAGCGACAGATAGCTACCGGTCCGCGAGATCGCTTTACCATGGGCTTCTTGCACTAACTCGGATCCACACTGCCGGTAAAACGAAAGTTCCCGGTAATGTGGCTCTCGAGACGGCGCTTAAATCCCTGGTAGAGGCAGATGCTTTAGCGGGAGCAGTTCCCAACGTTGCTCCGGGTGCCCTGTTCATCCGAAAGGAAGATCAGGGGACTCGGATCGTCGTTGGAAGATGGCTACAGCGGTTTCTGTCCTTCCGGGCTTCGGCCCTGAAGTCAGTCCCGAGTAGTGTAGATCTCACAGTGGGGCGCAACAAGTCTTAATTTGCTTGTATGCGGCTTAGGGTGGCCTTGTGATTTCTAGGGTGGTCATGGGAACTCCTGTGATCATTTCTTTTCACAAGGAATCCGAAGGTCGCTTTATCCGGGAATGAAGGATTGTAATCCTTTGAACTTCCCAAGAGAAACCGTCCTCGATGACGCACCTCCTTGGGGTACTAAGAAGAAGGCTCTCCTCAGTAACCGAGATGCAGGCTGACTCGTTGCGCATGCTAGTCTCTAAACTCGTGGGTTTGACACCCTACGAGGATTGAAACCTTACCGTAGCTCTCTTTGAGTAACATTGAGGAGAGTAAGAATTGATACGCAACTGAGCGCCATGGGACCTGATAACTCCAGAAATGGAGGGGGCAGGGATCCCATATCCG